AATTACAAGATCAAAACTTTTTTGCTTGCTTTGAAGAAGCAGTTACCACTTACGGTAACGAAGTATTTCAGTATAAGATTAGGGAAAATTACCTTAATCTAGAAGGAGCTCAAACAGGTAGTAATCTTAACAATAGATTAATTGAACCTACCTTAAATAGGGTGGTAAATATAAGTAAAAATTACGGAACAGAAGCTGAAGTTGGATCATTAGTTACTAAACATACAGGTTCAATACAAATATCTGCATCTGTTCAAGAATATGATTTAGATGCCTGGGCAGAAGATCAAGGCATTTCAGGTAGTATAGAAGTAAGAAAAGTATACTATGAAGCTCCACCAGCTATTTTAAGATATTTTGACCCTTATGCCGGTACAGGTACAGGTGTTCAATCTTTGATGGATGCTTTTGATTTTGGGTCTTATAGCCCTGGTGTTAACTTTATGTTAATGCCTGTTTCGTTTGATTTAGCTAAAATACAAGCTATTGAACTAAATGATCAAGTACGTAAATCAAGTTACTCATTTGAACTTAATAATAACAGATTACGTATATTTCCAGTACCTAAAAAAGCTTACAACTTATTATTCGACTATTACAAAAAAGAAGACAAAGATAATGCATTTGTTGAAACCAGTAAAGGTTTAGTTACAAACGTTGCTGAAGTACCATATGAGAACCCTAATTACAGTCAAATAAACAGTGTCGGTAGACAGTGGATATTTAGGTATACTTTAGCATTAGCTAAAGAATTATTAGCTTACGTAAGAGGAAAATATCAAACAGTTCCGGTGCCTGGTTCAGAAGCTACGTTAAATCAAGCAGATCTATTAACTGATGCAAGAACTGAAAAACAAGCTCTGATGGAGCAGTTAAAAGATATGTTAGGACAAACTTCTAGACAAGCACAACTAGAAAGAAAAGCTAATGAATCTGAAAACTTAAGAAGAACTTTAACTGAAGTTCCTTACACAATTTATATAGGATAATGAAGTTAAGTAAAATAATAGAATCTATTCAATACCGTACTTTTGTTGCAATGGTTAAAGTAACCTTTAACGATGATGAAGGAAGTGCTAAGATAGGTGAACTTTTAAGAGCTTTACCAGGTATTACTACTGTTACTCTTGTAAGAGAAGAAAAACCCGGTGTAGAAGTATTTAAAATAAAGCTAATTACCCAAAAAGACGGTAAAGAAGCTTTTAATGCATTTTCACAAAATGCTGCTGCTAAGTATAACGATATATATGTTGTAACAGTGGCAGAAAAAACAATAGAAGAGAAGTAATGCTATTTGGATCTAACAGAGATTTCGATCTATTGGTAAACATCAATAGAGAACTACTTAAAGATATAGTAGAACAAGAAATACTTTACCATAAGTTAAGTTTAGCTGATACAGAGATGAATTTATATGGTGAATCGTTAGAGAAATCATACTATAACTCAGTAAAACTAAACTGCCTCATAACCAGAGGTGACCAAGTAATTGATATAGAAGATTTTGGTTCTGATTTAGGTAGAGAAGCTTCTTTTGCAATACTAAGACCAGATTTAGAAGATGTAAATGTTGTTCCTGAGGTAGGGGATATAGTGCAGTGGCATAACGACTATTACGAAGTTGATACCGTTAGAGAGAACCAGTTATTCTTAGGTAGAGACAAGAGTTATAACTTGGCCTCGTATGGTGATGGCTTTGGATCTTCTTTATCTATTATTTTAGATTGTCATTTAACAAGAGCCGACAGAGTTGGTCTATCAGAAGTAAGGTAATATGGCTGAAAACAGAGGAAATCAAGTATCTAGAGCGAATGATGAAGTAGGAGACTTCAAAGTCGGTATAAAAGATATAGATACTGCAATATTTTACTATTTTAACGAGGTACTTAGACCAAATGTAATACAGAACGATAAAAGAACTAACGTACCAGTAGTGTACGGCTCACCTGAAAGGTGGAAAGCTATGCAAGCTGATGGGTACTATCGTGATAAAAACGGTAAAATGCAAGCTCCTCTTATTGTTTTTAGAAGAGAAAGTGTTGAAAAGAATAGAAACATAGGAAACAAGTTAGATGCTAATAATCCTAACAACTTTGGCGTTTATCAACAAAAGTATTCAAAGAAAAACGTATACGATAGGTTTGGTATAGTTAACAATAGAGTACCTTTAACCGAATACTATGCAGTAGCAATACCAGATTACGTTAATATTACCTACGGATGTGTTATTTTTACTGATTATGTAGAACAAAATAACAAATTAGTCGAAGCTATTAACTTCGCATCAGATTCTTATTGGGGAGACCCTAAATCATTCAAGTTTAGAGCTATGATTGATAGTTATTCAACATCATCTGAGATAGTTCAAGGCAGAGATAGAATAGTAAGATCTGAATTTCAAATAAACCTTTTAGGTCACATAGTTACAGATACAATTAATGCACTTACTGTTAATTCTAAAAAGTATTACAGTAAAGCTGCAGTAAAAGTTACAGCAGAAACTGTTAAAAACATTAATGATATCTAATATCAATGGCTAGACTAGATACTTTACTATCAGGTTCGTTAGCATTTCGGGATAATGGTGTAGAATTAGTAAATTTAGCACCAAATGGCCAGGAATTACAGTTAACCGGTTCCTTACATGTAAAAGGACCTACTTTAAAACTTGGTGGTAGTGATTTAGGTCAAAGACTTACCACTGTTGAAGCTGCTGTAGGTGATGCTCCACTCACATTAGGTGGATTAACACTATGGTCAGCATCTATCAACTACTTTACACAGTCTATTGCAGATGATACAGGTTCTTATGCAACTACTGGTTCAAATACCTTTACAGGAAGTCAATTTTTTAGTGGATCACTAATTCCTGAAGCATTAGACAGTGAAAACGGTATTCACGACTTAGGATCACAGTCTAAACCGTGGAGAGACCTTTACCTTACCACTGGATCACTTAAGTTTATTAAGGATGGTGAAGTATTTTCAACTGTATCAGGGGAAAGAGAAGGTATTCGTGTTGGTAACATATTAATTACTACATCATCTTTACAGTTAATTAACAATGCAGGTGAGATAATAGATAATATCTACGAAGCAACTATTTCTTCTTCAGGGGAACTAGAACAAGTAGTAGAGCAGTCTTTACCTGCCGGTATAGTAAGTAGTTCAGCTCAAATAGCTAATCTTAACTTTTTATCTTCAAGTATACAAGGTATAGTTTCAAGATCAGCACAGATATCTGACTTAGGCTTTATAACTGCATCAAGATTTAGCGAAATACTTGAACTACCAGCATTAGTTTCTGGTTCTGTAGATGCTACTAGACTACTATCCGGTAGTATAACCGGTTCAGTCCACATTAGTAGTAGTATTTTTACTATTCAATCAGCAAGTGTTGAACGTTTACGTCTTAAATCAGATGGTACATTAAATGTATTTACTGATGTAACCGGAAGCACAGCAATAGTTGCTAATAACGTTAATGCTGGTTACCCAACATCTAATAGATGGCAGCAAAACCTAGATGGTTCCTACTTCAATAACTTTGATCACAACTCTAATATATCAGAAATATTAAGATTTATGGCTGGTGTGTTAAGTTCGTCATTAGATGTAGCTGATGCAAAACCTAATACTCGTACTTGGAGTGGAGTTAGTAACACTCAACAAAATTTAGGTAGTACCTACATTACTCAAGCATTAAACGGAGGTAGACTATCACAACATTGGACTGGATCATCAAGGGTAACTAGTACTTTTATAGATAATGTAAATTATACTGTAGATAAAGGGTTTACTACAGCAGGTACATTCAATAATGGTACCGGTCAACAGCCATATGAGGCAGTAAGTAACCCATATTACCAAAATTTTACTAGTTGGACTTTTAATAACACTGCTACTTTAGGAGGAAGTAGTACAATTGGTAATACAGGAAACTTCGGTATGGGTAGACTGACTAGTGGAGGACCTACTGCATTTACTTTAAGGGTGATTGCAAGTCAATCATTTAGTGATAACACTTCAAACACTGCTCCTTCAGCTACAAGTAATACTTTTACTACTTCTTCATATGTAGATTTTACTATTTCAAGTTTTGGTACTTCAAATGGTTTAACTTTAAGTAAAATTAACACTTCACAACCTGCTGTAATACCTGCAGCATATCAAGATGGAGATTTTAATAGTGTAGTAGCTCCATTAAGCGGACATTTTTATGAAGACGGTAGTAATTCATCAACAAATATTTCTTCATCTGGTTATTATAGAATACACGACATTAAAGTTGGGATAAAAAGCGGATCTCAGGCAGACTTTGTATATAAAAACGGTTCAGGTACGTACTCACACCTATGGATGCCTATGTCAACTATAGATGATGCTAATCCAACACCTGGTACGTTAACTGCCACTGATAAACAGTTAAGAAGTCTTACATTAGCACCATCTAGATCTTTATCAGGTGCTCCATACCTTACTGCAGGTAGTTCTACTTGGGAACTATCAATGAAAGTAAGTAATGTATTTGATCCTGCATTCAGAACAAGCACAGTATTTAGCCAAGTAGCTAATGAGAGTATAGCAGGTAGTGTTTCTACTCCCACTACAGTAACCTGCAACACAAGCGGTGTTAACTCTGCTAATAAAGTATACTCGAATGACGGTTCAACAGTAAGAACAGTAGGTTCTCTACCACATTACAACGATATAATACTTGTTACCGGAAGTATAACACATACAATAGGTAGCACAGATGAAAATATTAATCAAACTGGTTTAGGAACATCTACTTGGTCAAATCAAAGTTATGCTTATGAGTTTGATGGTAGTGCAGTTACAGTTGACCAAAGAAATATCGCTTACCACACAGCTGGCACATATGGACAACCTTCTTCTTCTGGTAGTTTAGGTATATACGGACGAGCTCAAGGTTACGATGGTGGTAGTTTAACAGGTACTACTGAATACTTTAGCGGAGAAGACTTTAGAATCCAGGTAAATAATAATGTAACTACTTTTTCTGGTGATGCATTTACAACTACCTTTAGTCTAACAAAGTTAGGAGCAAAAGACTTACAAGTAAAACCAGGATTTTTAGTAGACCCAGGAGGAACGTATAGGTATTGGTATCATTCTGGTTTTAATAGTGGGACTACTTATAAGTACTACATAAGACGTTTTCAAACATCAGGTACTAAAACTAGTATGACAGTTAACGTAAGTAAAACATTAGTAAACTGGAATGCAACAACTGATGGAGTCTCTGTAGCCATATTATTTAAGTCTTCTGGTAACGGTAGTGGTACAAATAACTCATTATCAAGAGCTAGAATATATGATATATCAGATTTATTATCAAACGTTATTTCAACTAACGTTTCAAATGATGATCATATTAATCCGTTTACGTCTGCTATAGACCTATACGGTAATACAGGAGGAAGTCTGAGCGGTACAACCTATACAGTACCTTTACGTAACGCTGATGGTATGTATCTTGATAGTAGTGATAATGAATTTTATGTAATAGTAAGATATAAAGGTGATCCTTCACCTGTTACATCTATAATAACAGCGACATCATAATGGGATTGATTGATAATACATCTAAGGCTATTAGACTTCTTATTAGTAGAAGGTACACAAGTGGTGATTTAACTACCGCTCAAGAAGCATTTACTTCTACTTTAGATATTAAATCTTCTGAGGTTTATACCCAAGATCATTTAGTCCCTACTTCATCTCTACCTTTTAGTGGTAGTTCTCAAGATAAAGAGATTTACACTTCAGGTGGAAGTAACATAATGAAGTACTGGTACCGTCAAAAGATGACTAAATCGAATGTAGATAGAGATGTTTGGTTCTTTTTATCCACACCGGGTAGTAATTCTGGAATAACCCCTCAGCTTATCGATTCAGCTCAAACTACTAACTTTATATCTGCAAAGTACTCTAACTCTAGTTTAGCAAATGCTGCTACAGAAGATGCTACTCCTGGATACAATGTAGTGGTTTATAAATCTACTTCATTAGACTCTGGTAGTTTAGATGCAAGTAGTAAAGTTTCAACAAATGATTACCAGTTTGATTACAAAACTGGAGTATTGCAGTTCGATGCTAACAAACCTGGTTCAAGTGATTACGTTTATGTAACAGCTTATCAATATGTAGGTACTACTCTTGCAGATGATAACTCTAGTGACATGACCGGTGTATTTGCACTTACAGGTTCAATCGGTGCAGCTAATACAGATATCGAAATAACAGGTTCATTAGGTTTAAGTTTTACCGGAGCGAGTAAATATTTTAACATAGAAGTTAACGGAGAAGAAAAACTTAAAATAAATGGAGAAGGAATACTCCAACTAATATCTCAAAGTTCTGTTCCTACCGCAGTTGAAGGCGGTATTTATTATAGTAGTGACGACAATCTTTACCTAGGCACTAACAACTAAACTTGACTATTTATTAAATATAACTATATAACATGGCAGTCTGGAAGAAAATAATAGTATCGGGATCATCAGCTACCTTAGCTAACTTAGAAGTTGATTCTTTATCATCAGGTGTAGTAACCGGAGCATCTGGTAACTTAACTACTACACAAATAAATGGTACCGGTCATATTTTAGCTACAACCGGAGCATCTGGTTCTGTATTATCAGGATCTTTTAGCGGTTCTTTTGAAGGGGATGGTTCTGGATTAACTGGGATTGCCACTGATTTAACTTTTAGTGGTTCTGGCGCAACGGGTGGAGGTGATACTTTAGATCTTAAGACCGATACTCTTACTTTCGAAGGCGGAAAAAACATTTCAGCAGCCGTAACTAACAATACAGTTACTTATAACTTAGGAGGAGGTTTACTTTCTGGTTCAACTATCGGTAGTAATACAACACAAGGTCAAGTACTATTAGTTAATAACGGAGTAAGTGGATCAGGTATTACTATTAGAGACTTAGGTACAACAGATTCACCAACCTTTAGTGGACTAACTGTAACAAATGATCTAACAGTTGATGGAGACCTTACAGTTAATGGTACTCTTACTACGATCAACACAACTAATACTGAGATTAAAGATAAGTTTATCTTATTAAACTCAGGTTCTTCAAACCCAGACGATGGAGGTTTAGTTGTAGATGAAGGAGGAGGATCAGGTAGTGCATTTGTATTCGATGGAGGAGTAGGAAGATGGGGATTTGTACAAACCTTAGACGCTACTACTGGTTCTGTTGAAACACAAGCCTATGTTGCTGCAGTCTTAGATGAAGATGATTCTGATCACGACATTGCTGCTAGTTATTACCAAAAGAGAGGTAATATAAAAGTAGATAGTTCAGACGATATCTGGATTTACGTATAAAAATAAAAAATAGTTATGGCATTAAATACTAACGGTGACATCGTAACAGGTGAAGACGCTAGAGCAAAAATCGTAGATAACCTTATTGGTAAAAGTGATTTAACTGTTAAAGATTTAGAGTTTATTATGAAAAAACTTAAATCTGCAGAATATAAAGGTTCTGAGTTTGAGCAGTTTTATGCTATTTGGGTTAAGTTAACCGCTAATCTAGAAACTTTAAAACTCAATAAGTAGGCTTAGTATACCTATACTATTTATTAGTATATTATTGGCCCGTAGGGGAAGTGGGCAGGCAATCCTGTAACCAACCGTAATAAGTAGACATGCCGAACTGGAAAAAACTCATTGTTAGTGGCTCTGATGCTACTCTCAACCAACTTAACGTTACAACAGCTGTTACTGC